ATATGTTGTATCTGTTAAATTTCCTGCACTTATGTTACCTGTAACTGTTAAACTACTTAATGTACCAACTGATGTAATATTAGGTTGTGCATTTGTAGTTACAGTACCTGCTGTATTTGCGGCTGTAGCTAAAGGTACATAACCACTTACGTTAGCACCAGTTATATTTGTTAATGTACTTCCATTTCCAATAAAATAATTAGCAGAGACATTACCAGTGTATGTTGGTAAGTATGCGGCTACGTTTGTGTTTGAATAGCTTGCGGGTAGTCCAGTTAATTGACTACCGTTACCTATAAAGTAATTAGCAGACACATTTCCCGTAACAGTTAAACTCGTTAAAGTACCGACACTTGTAATATTAGGTTGAGCGGCAGTTGTTAATGTTCCTGTAAAATAATTAGCACTTATTAAATTAGCATCAGTCAATGAACCGCCAGTTGCTGTTCCTACGGATAAAATACCTGTTGCTTTATCAAATGTTAAAGTAGAACTTGCACCTAAAACACCATTGTCGTTAAATTGTACTTGTGTGTTGCTACCAGCTGGGCTTGCTGTTAGACCAGTTAATTGACTACCGTTACCTGTAAAATAGTTACCTGATACATTACCTGTTACTGATAAACTACTTAATGTACCTACACTAGTAATATTTGGTTGTGCATTTGTTGTTATAGTACCTGCTGTAGTTGCTGAATTCGCAACATTTGCATTTGGTACATAACCACTTACGTTAGCACCAGTTATATTTGTTAATTGACTACCATTACCTATAAAGTAATTTGCACTTACATTACCTGTATATGTTGGTAGATATGCGGCTACGTTTGTATTTGAATAACTTGCAGGTAAGCCAGTTAATTGACTACCATTACCAATAAAATAGTTACCGGCTACATTACCTGTATATGTTGGTAGATATGCGGCTACGTTTGTATTTGAATAACTTGCAGGTAAGCCAGTTAATTGACTACCATTACCAATGAAATAGTTTGCTGACACATTACCTGTATAAGTTGGTAGATATGCGGCTACGTTTGTGTTACTATAGCTTGCAGGTAATCCGGTTAATTGACTACCATTACCAATGAAGTAATTTGCAGATATGTTACCTGTATAAGTTGGTAGATATGCGGCTACGTTTGTGTTACTATAGCTTGCAGGTAATCCGGTCAATAAACTACCATTACCAATGAAGTAATTTGCTGTTGCAGAATTTCCTAAATTACTATTAGTATTACTTCCAGTAACCAAATTACCGGAAACATTTAAGTTAGCAAATGTGAACGTTGCTGTTGAGTTGATTGATGACGGTTCTAGTACAGTGAATGACATATGTTTTGTTCTTTATTCTATTTATGCATATTACATAGTCAATTTTTGACCATGACCTGCTAATTATTGGACTCTAAAATAATCACCAACCCAAAGAAGCTAATTAAACCATGTTATAACACTGTATCTCACGCCCTTAGTTATTGGTAAAATTTGGTGAGGGTACATAAAATTAGACGGGAATAATAAAGCTGACCCGCGTTTTGGTTTCTTTTTTATCCTACTATTGAAAAAAGCCCATTCTCCACCCTCGTAGTCATCATTTAATGCAAAACTACAAGAAACAGTCCTAGGTAACTCAGTGAAATTATCACAGTGTTCTTTATAAAATTGCCCGGCAAAATATCGTAATAATTGATAACCCGAATCATTTTTTATCGCTGAATGTGGGAAAAGATTATTATAGTTTTGAATTGCGACTTTAGCACACTCATATAACTCTTTATCTAAATATTCTCTGATTTCTTTATTTTGTGTCAAAACTATAGGTGACGATAACGCTACCTCATCTACATTTCTAATATTTCTATCAACGCCACCGGCTGTACCTGCATATTCCCAATTATTACAATTTTCATATTCCCTAAAAATTGCATCAATTAACCATTCCGGAACTACATTTTCAACTTCAATAATATAATCTTCTATGTTAACAGGATATGTATTATTTTTAACTTCATCACTTATTTTTTTAATTTCTTCTTTTTCAGAAATAACTGTGGGTGAAATTAAATTAATTGGGGTATCTGTTGGTTTTATTCTTTCTTTATCAAAGTAAGCAAAGTTATTCTTGCCCCTACTTCTTACATAATGTAAAAATATTTGTACATGTTCATTGCCTTCATAACGTTCACGCCAATGTTGTCCTACAGTTCCAAGATAAAGCATTGCATCACCTGATTTTAAGTTCAAGCTAATACTTTCACCATTTGGTTTTTTTATAAATATAGGCCATTTAGCATCACCATTTAATTGAACAGTGAGGCTAATTTCACATGCTTCTCTATCAGTGTGTGGTTCTAATACTGCACCTTTTTGATAAACTCTAGCATAACTATATGTAGGTAAAACTCTTTCTCCTAAAAATTTACTTACTTGTGGAGTTTTCTCACATAGTAATTCTAAAAATGCGATGTAATCATAACAAGCAGGACTTCCTTCTACCTGCGTATCAGATTTCAAATTGTTCGTTCGAGCAAATTGTTTAAATTCTTCTGATAATAAAATAGCATCTCCACTGTCTATAAACTGGGGAATATACAAATAATTATTTTCTTCTAAAAATGTATTCATACAGATCCTGGATCCTCAACAACTTCTCTTGGTATCGACTGATGCAATTCGTAACAACGTAAAGCCCATGCAGGTAATTCGTTGATTATCTGGTTATGACTATTATCTCTAAATTCTATTTCCCCAGTACCATCTTTCCATTGTAATGCCCAAACCTCAGGTGGAATACCAAAATCACTAAGGTCTAAATTTATAAAATAAAAATCATCAGTATATACGGCACCATCATCAATGATGATTGCCAATCTATTGGTTGTAAGTTCCATATTATTATTCCTTTTGAATACGTGCTAAATTTGCCGCTTGTAAAAATATGTTTTGAGTAGCCTCATTTGATTTAACCATTTCATTGCGAAAACTTTCAACTGCCGCACCAGTTTGCCTACTCATCCCGCTATTTTCTATAAGTAACATTGGTAAAAATGCTATTGAACAGTTCCATTCGTCTACTCTATTTCCAGTATTTATATCATACCCTTCGACTTTACAGAACCATGCACATTTTAATCCAACACATTCATCTTTAATTAAAGGGCAAAAATTACCCGGTTTTAATTGCATTGTGTATCTCCTACATGTAATACTGATATTTAACTGTTTTAATATACCAGTTAATCTTTTACAACTAAAATTATGTCTACATATTTTACAGACAAATCTACTGATCCGTTTACACTTGCGGATACAGTGCTAAATGGGTGACTATGCCCGCTAGTACTAGCAGGTATAGCTCCACCTGGAGCTGACCCCGTTGGAGTTGTAAAAGAACTAGGGGTAGTACCTAGATTGTAAGGACTTACTGTTGCTGTACTAAAATTTGTTGATCCTGACCCTTGGCTGATGCTATGTGTATGAGATGGCAATGTTGGTGCAGCCAAAGTGGTTGGTCCTGTCGATAAGGGAGCGAAGGGTGCTGACGATGAAAAACTTCTTGATGTGAACACAGTAGAAAAATTAGTACTACCACCACTAGTCGCTGATCCAGTGGTAACACGTAATGCATAATCATTATACGTAGTATCTTTTGTCCAACCGGTTGTTGCGGTTGTACCAACAAAGAATGTTTTTGTGCCTGAAGGAAACGCTGTTGCCATATTAATTCCTCGTTGCTATTATAATGTCTAGATATCGCACTGCTAAATTCAATGAATTTGAAGGGCTCCATGTGAAGCCTATATCACCGACTGGATGTGTATGAGCACCACTTGAACCTGTACTACTACTATTTGATGGAACATTCCAGCCTGGTCCACCGGTAACTGAGATTGGTTGACCACTTGTACCATATCTACCTGGACGGTTTGCTGTCAATCTAGGATATGTGTGGGTATGTTGTGGAATATGTTGATATGTTAAAGTGAAAGGTCCTATTGATCCAGAAACAGTACCAGTGGCGCTGACTGGTATGTTTGTAAACACATTACTAAAATTCGCACTTCCGCCACTGCTTGCTGAGCCAGAAACTACCCTTAATGCATGTTCATTAAAAGAAGTATTTTTTGTCCATCCAATCGGTGGAGTTGTCATACGAAATAATGTTGATGTTCCTGAAACTATATCTGGCATTTCTTAATCCTTAACTCTTAGTTGCTAACATTGTATCTACGTACCTCACACTCATGGTAAAAGGAGCGTTAGCACTAGCAGTAGTTCCCGGAGATATTGAATGTACATGTGAACCACCTGACCAAGTTGTACCCGATGTTATAGAAGCCCCTGATGAGAATGTACCGTATGGTACAGCGGGAACAGTAGGAGATGGTGAAGGTGATCTTGATACTGCTCCGTTTACAGTTAAAGGACCATGCAAATGGGTTGGTAATGTTGTTGAACTAATCGTTGTGCCACCTACTGCTGTTCCAGATAATGTTGCAGTGCCATTTAAAGTTGTATCTGTATTCATTGTGCCAAATGCTACAGAACCACCAGTACTTATTGTACCTGTTGTCACTCTTAATGTATAATCATCATATGTAGTTTCTTTTACCCATCCTGTTGGAGCCGCTGTTTGTGCAAACACCATGGTTGCACCTTGGTATTCATCACCGGAAGCTCTAGTGATACTTATAGATTGATAACCTGCAAATCCTGATAAAGACGCTAATATTCCCATGTATTATCCGTAGTATGATGATTGTCCTAATACTGCCCATGACCCAGAATTATTTAGCAACGCAAAACTGAATACTTCATTTTTTGATGCAGTTCCTGTAGGCGTAGCACCACTAACCCACAATATTGTTTGTAACGAATTGTTAATATATACATTTGATGGAATATATGCCGTAACACCTTGAGAAATTACTGCTGTTGTAACAATGCTTATATTACTAGTAGTTGGCACATTACTTATTACTATATTTATATTTCCAGATAAGCCTGACAACATAACAGTACTTCCTTGGCTATAGTCAATTGAATAATTTCCGGAACCTGTGCTAGAATCTACTTTTATTTTTTCAGTAACTTGTTGAATTGTTAATGTATTGTTTGCAGATATAGCACCACCGGTTATATTACCTGTTACAGTAAGATTAGCAGGAGTGTTAACATTACCCGATCCATTTGGAGTTAACACAATATTTGCACTACCAGCAGTTGTTTGTATATCTAATTGTCCTGAATCAGTAATTGCACCAGTTAATGATAGGTTGCCAGCAGAAATATTTCCTGTATATGTCGGAAGATAATCAGATACATTAGTATTTGAATAACTGCCTCCACCTGAAATACCAGTTAAATAATATCCATTACCAACAAAATATGTTGCTGTGATGTTACCACTACCACTAGTTCCTGCGACAATATTACCATAGACACCCACGTCACCGGACTGACTTGCATATCCAGTAACTAACGTAACTGTACCTGCACTGTCTTGTATATTTGAGGCTTTGATACCAGTTCCAGTAGCAGTAATCAATCCTGTTACTGATAAACCACTCAATGTCCCAACTGAAGTAATATTGGGTTGAGCAGTTGTATACACCGTACCAGCAATTAATGCATTTGATACTTGACCTGTTACATTAGCACCGTTGATATCTGTTAGTTCGGATCCGCTACCACTTAGATTGCCTGTTATAGAAATGCCATTGCCATCTGCACTTAGACTTTGTGTTCCTAAAAATATAGTATTTCCAGATAGATATAAATCATTAAAACGATGGGTGTTGTTACCTAAACTGTAGGTTAAATTAGCAGTAGGGGTAATATTACCTGATACAACTAACCCTGTCAAGATCCCTACGCTAGTTATGTTTGGTTGTGCATTTGTCGTTACAGTATCGGCTGTAGTAGCACTATTTGCATTGGTTGCATTTGGTACATAACCAGTAACGTTACTACCGGTAATATTTGTTAAAGTTGAACCATTGCCAATAAAATAGTTACCGGCTACATTGCCTGTATACGTTGGAAGATATGCGGCTACGTTTGTGTTTGAATAACTAGTACCTCCGGTAATACCAGTTAAGTAATAGCCATTTCCTACAAAATATGTAGCTACAACGTTTCCACTACCATTAGTACCAGCAGTAATATTTCCATAAACACCTATATCACCGACTTGATTTCCATATCTAGTAACCAATGTAACTGTGCCAGAAGTGTCCTGTATATTTGCGGCTTTAATTCCTGTTGCCGTAGCAGTGATTAGTCCTGAAACGGTTAGGCTACTTAATGTACCTACACTTGTAATATTGGGTTGTGCGTCAGTATATACAGTACCTGCAATTAATGCATTACTTACTTGGCCACTGACGTTGGCCCCT